CGACGCTCTTCCGATCTGCATACGACACGGATAACTTTGCAAAGAAAGTCAAGCAACTATTGAAAGACTATGGCGGTCAAAACGTCATTGATTTCTTGGTAAAGGTTAAGACCGAGGTTCCTGCATGGATGAGTCAAAAGGGTCTTGACGAACTAAAGCGACTTTCCGCACGTTTTAGCGCACTTGCTACTAACGCTAAAAAGGCTGGCAAAACATCGTTGAATGTCAATGGTAAAGAATTTAGCGTTGACGAACTTTTCCAACGTGCCGCACAATACACACAAGCCGCTGAAAGCAAGGCAAAGGACATCGAAAGCCGCAAGTCATCTACGATTACAAAGGAGGCTTCCGATGCTCTTAAAAACTATAAGGCTGCACTTGATGCAGCAACCGTTGCACAAAACCGCTTTAATCGTGGCAAAGCCGACCAAGCACTTGTTACGGAAAAGACAAAGGCGGTTCAGGAGGCTTATAACAAGGCACTTGATGCTGGTGTAAGCAAAGAGGAACTTGCAAAAGCCAAGAATAAGGGCAAGGGTGGCGGTTCTAAGAAAGACCCGTTAGGCGACGCATTAACAAAGGAAATCCAATTGATAACCGATATGCGTAAGATGTATAAGGAGTATCAAAAGGCTGGCGTTGATGCGGACACCGCACGTATTGCATCCGCAAAGGAATACGAAAAGACCTTAAAGACAACCAATGCTACACTACAAAAGTACGGCATAAAGGGGTTGTCTGGCGAGGAACTTGCAACGATGGACTTGCGCAAGGTGCGCGACTATTACAAGTCCATGCTTGAAACCGCGTCACGTCTTGGTAACACCAAGGGCGTTGCGGCTTTGGAAAAGGCAATACGTAGTCTTAACACAGAAATTACCAAGATTGACTACAAGAAAATCACGGATGGATTGAATAACGAACTTAGCCAACTGAAGGACGAGTACGAACTTGGTATAGAACTTGATGCAAACCCACAATTGGGTAATATGTTTGCCGATATGTTCAATATTGACACGTCATCGTTGCCAAAGACGTTTGACGATGCATTAAAGCGTGTTCAAGGCATTGTTGACAAGGCTTTGGGCGGTCTTAATATTGAACAGCCGTTCGACATTCTCAAAGACGATGTGCATAAGTTTGCCGAATCAGTCGGGCAATCACTTGACGGTGACGCAATCAAGGGCTTGGAAAATGCGCAAAAGTATATCCGTGACCTTTGGAAAAAGTACACGTCCGATACTATCAAGGAATGGAACGGACTTATTAGCAAGTACGGAAAGTTGCAAGACAAGTTGCTGAAAATTCAAAAGGACACCGTTAAGGAACAATTGAAAATCATTCGTAATTTTGGCAAAGACGAAGATTACAAGAAAGCACTTGACATATCGAATAAGTTGCAAATTTCCGATGACCCACAAGAGGTAACACGTTTGCAAGCGGAATTTACCGAACTACTTAGCAAGGTGGCAAAGGCAAATCCGCAAGCAGTACCCATTGTTGCCGCAACGACACAAGAGGCAAGCCAATTGACAAGCAAGGCTTATTGGGAGGACTTTAAGAATAGTGACTTCTATTCGATGATGTTTGAGGACATGTCAAGAAACTCTACGCAAGCCCTTCAACTTATCATCGACAAGATGAACGAACTTAAAGACAAGGTTAAGGAAGACCCAGCATCCCAAAAGGCTTTGATGCAAGGATTGCAGGAGGCTACCAAGGAATTTGAAAGCCGTTCGTCTACAACAACCGTTGTTAGTGCGTTGAAAGAAATCAAAAAGGCGCAAGATGAGGTTTCGGCAGCAAAGAAAGAACAAGTCGCTGCCAACAAAGAACTTGAGGGTAGCGAAATTGCATTAAAAAATGCGCAAGCCGTTGGTGATACTAAAGCAATAGCCCAAGCAGAGGATAAAATTGCAAAAGCGAAAGAACGTAAAGCCGCAGCAGATGCAAAGGCTGCAGCGTCAAGTAATAAGTTACGTGCGGCTACACAAAAGTTAAAGGGCGGTTTTGATGTACTTGGTTCTGAACTTGAAAACGTGCAAGGCTTATTGGGTGCGGTTTCTAAACTTTTCCGTGCCGCTGGTGACGATGACACGGCAGATGCAATTGACGCAATCAACGAGGGCTTTTCGATAATGACAACCGTAATTATGGGTGTTGTTGCCGCAATGATTATCTTGGAATCAACGCAACCTTGGTTGTTGGCTATCGCAGCAGCACTTTCAGTCATCATCGGATTGTTCTCTTTCCTTAGTGGCAACAAAGACAAGGATATTGAAAGAGACATAAAAAAATCCGAATTAGCGGTTAAGCGTTTGGAAAATTCCTACAAGAATCTTGAACGTGCCATTGAAAACGCCTATGGTGCGTCACAAATTGGCGCACGTAAAGCCGCTATTGCCAACAAGGAATTGCAACTTACCGAATTGCAACGACAATTGCAACTTGAAAAGTCAAAGTCAAGCAAGAAACGTGACGCTGACCGTATCGCGGACTTGGAGGGGCAAATCATTGAAATGCGCAACCAAATTGAGGATATGCGTAACGATATGACTAACTCTTTCCTTGGCATTTCAAGCGTTGCCGATGCTGTTAATAGCATGGTAAGCGATATTGTCGATTCTTTGCGTAATGGCGAAAACGCAATGGAGGGCTTTACTGAATCCATCGACGATATGATTGCTAACATGATTAAGCAAGTGTTTGCTTCTCGAATAGTCGGCCCGATGATTGAGAAAATATGGGATAAGATAGACCAAGACATTCAAAAGCGTGGTGAATCTTATGCCGACTATTACGCAAAGTATAAGTCATCACTTGACCACATCGACGCAAACAATGGCGAGGGCTACTACTTTTGGAGAGACCAACAAGGTTCGTTGTGGTATTCTAATTCTTGGTGGCGTTGGCAAAATGCAATGCGTGAGGGTGCTGAAAACCTTACCTACCAACAATGGCACGAAATATTGTCAGGTTGGGCTGATTGGGCTAAAGAACACCTTGAGGATGCAACAACACCGACGATGAACGATGTTCGTACTTTTGGTGCGGACTTGCGCGAAATTGCACCTGAACTTGAAGGATACATTGGTCAACTTGACGATATTCTACGTGAAATGGGTCTTATCAAAGACGCAACAAGCGAGGAGGCACTTAGCAAGTTACAACAAGGCATACAAGGCGTAACGGAAGATACGGCAGGTTCAATCGAGGCTTACATGAATATTGTCGCACAACGTATTTTCGAACAAAACCAATATTTGCAAGAAATTCGTAATTGCGTCATTTCCTTTAACCTTGATGTTCAACTTGGTACGCTTTCGCAAATGCTTTTGCAACTACAACAAAGTTATCAAGTGCAATTGGCAATACAAGGAATACTTAACGGATGGTCAACGCCTAACGGAATGGCCGTGCGTGTCGAAATGAACTAAAGATTATGACTATGGATAAAGAAATGTTTGATTTCTATAAGTTTGCATTACAAGGGGCTATCACAACCCCCTTGTGTGCGGACTACAAAAACGAATGGCGAAAGTGTGGCGATAACAAGGAACGTCTTGTAAGTTTGGTTATGCGCCAACAAAGTTTGCCGTATTTCATTACGCATTGTTACCAAGGTAAGGGATTGACGAAAGAATACATACTATCCGCTTTTGGTGATTTTATCAACGGAAAGCGTGTTATTCTTGATGCAGACTTGGTAAAAGGTTACACGTATTCTTTGTACGTCGCGTTTAATGGCATTTGCAAGCCCGACAATGACGTTTCGGCATTCATGTGGTGTAATTCTACCAATATGGAAATTTCCACCGCCAAATGCCCTATTTTATACGTTGGTGCAAATAGCGAAATTCATTTGACGTGTGACGGGTACAATTCACCGCATGTTTATTTGTTTGACGATAGTAAGTTGGTGATAGAGGACGCAGACGATACTTGTTCAATTGTTGTTTACCGATATTCGGATAAAGCCACCGTTGAACTTGGTAAGTATTGCACAACGGATAACCTAAAAGTGTTTGATAAGGAACTTAGAATATAAAATATACGATTATGGCAAACAATAGTTCAAACAGATATTACGCAAAGAATACCGAAAACGGTACTTTTGCCGATATAACCACCCTTTTTGACGGTGTGGCAATACTTAAAGTTAGCGGCATGTGTTCTAAGGGCAAGCCTGTAAACGTTTACACGGGTCAATGGGTAGATTCGCAAGCCGAGGACTTTATGATTACGACGTTGGATAATAACAACAATCCTGTTGTTGTCCGAGAAAACGTGGATATTGACCTAACGTTTATCGTTCGCAAGAAATACGCGGCAACGCAAACCAACTTTGACGTTCAAGCCGTACATGATAGTTTTGTTGACTATATGACCAATTCGGACGTATGGATTAAATCGGGCTATCTTGGCAATAAGTACGTGCATTGTATTTGCTTGAAAGAATACAAGCCAACGACGGTAGACCTTGAACGTGGCGACAATTCATACATGATGGGTACTATAACGTTACACACGTTGGATGCACCCACCGTTGAAACATAAAGAACGTTTTTCTGTTTTCATGTAGGCATAGATTTAGTTTTAGTGAAACAAAAAGAAGATGGTCACCGTCCGCGAGGATAGTGACCATCAACCATATTATGACAACTCAACAAAACAAATTTCTATTTTGCAAAGATGCGCTTATACCAAGGCAACGAAAGGAAATATTCGTAATTTGCCTTGTATGCATCACGGTCTTGCTTTGCGTCTTGCAATGCCTTGTCGGTATTGACAATACGTTGGTTCAAGTCCGATACTTGGTGTTGCAAGCCCTCAATTACCTTTTCCTTTTCCTTGGTAATATCCATTTGCTTGCTAACTGCACGGTCACGGTCTGATATTTCCTTTTTAAGACCGTCGGCAACCTTTTGTGCGTCTACAAGTTTGGCACGATAGTTCTCGTTCGATGTCTTGTAGCCGCCAACCTGACGTTTTAACGCCTTGATTTCGTTGCCCATTTGCTCACCGCTAAGTTTGTAAGCCTCTACGTCACCTTGCAGCGAAACGATTTTTTCATTAGCCTTGTTCAAAGAACTTTTCAGGCTTTCAATTTCATCTTTTTTCATAATTACGTAATTTTTAAAAGTTATTATTTGGGTTATATAACACTAAAAATCTGGTTTGTTGTGACCGTCCAAATCTGGAATTTCGCTACCGTGCAATTGACTATCCTTAATCATTCGTTGCTCTTGCTTTACGCTTGCACGTGGATAGGATGCAAGGTTTATCGTTTGACCAATTACCGAATACCCGTCAACAATTCTTTCCTTGTCGATAGCATACGGCAAAATGTCGCCTTTTACTTGCACCAACATTCCTTGATTGAAATGGTCATTTATGAATTTCTTGAAATATGGCTTGAAAATACATTTCCACGACAAATACTTATCGTCTACCATCGTACCGTCTTGCTTACGATACCCACGCTTGAATTCGTCTATGAATACCAAACATGAATCTGGTAGGTATTTTATCGTGTTTATGTAGCCTGTTACCGTAAAATCTGCCATAATCTTTCGTATTTTGCCATTTTTAAGCCAGCTGACGCGTTTTCTTAGTCTTAGTGGATAAGTTGTCCACCTTTAATGTGTTTTGCGTTCTACGGGCTTTATTTCGCTTTTTGGAAATAATGCTTGAACGAAAGCATTACTTAGTTTCGTTACCTCCGCCATATTCCAATTCTATTAGCATGTCGATGAAATGTCTTGCTTTCAACAAATCCTCTTTGCCGTTCTTATCGCGGAAACGTGTTATATACTTAACAACGCTACCTTGAAAGAAATCAAGATGATTTGCGTGTGCGTATTGCACTGGCTGTATGGCATATCCTTTGTAGTGGTTGCCACCTTCTTGTTTGTTCAATGCACTATTTTCGTTTGCCATGATTCAATCTTTGTCTTTAATGGCACGGATAATCCAACAAATACCACATACTACAAAAAACGCAGTCCATCCATGATTCTCCAATGCCGTAAAAAATTCTTCCATCATCTTTCGTATTCACATTTTTCTACCTCATAATACCCTTTTATTATCTTTCCGCTATTCACGTCTAAAGCCCTTTGGAACTTTGCGCAAGTAAATCTTTCGGGGCATTTGACGTTACAACATATAGAAATGCTATTTTCCATCGTTAGGCTTGTATTTGAACAATAATCCTACAACGGCACGGCAAAAATCGTATTGTGACTTATCCCTTGGTAATTCGTTCCAATGGTGACAAAGGAAATCGGCTAACTTATCCATACCGCCCAACTTTGAAAGTTCAACGTCCTGAATGTCGCTCGCCTTTTGACACATGAAACAATCACGAAGATACATGCCAGTGGAGTAGGATATGCCGTACAAATGCTTGGTCACTACCCATACACCCTCCTCTAAGCCTTTGTCCGAACACATGGATTGCGGTTCGTACACAATCTTTTTGCCGCGCTTTACCTTGCGATACAAAACATTGTCAAAAGGTGGTTCGGGTTCTTGATAAACCCGATACCTACCCTTTTCGTCTTTGTAGAAAAGTTGCATTGGCTTTTCCATAGCGAAACGTTAGTTAGCGTTACTACCGCCACCATTCTTGCCACGATTCTTGCGATTCGGGTTAGGAAGGTGGTTTGCCTTACGATACGCGATAGCCTGTGGCAACGGACAAATCTTGTTAGCCTTGCAATGCTCGCAATCCTCCTCGTCATCCTCGTCGCGCACGTCAACGTCTTTCTTTTCTGCTGCCTTTATCGCAATGTCGGTAAGAACGGAAAGAAAATCGTCACCCGATGATTCCTTGCCTTTGGCTTTTTCCAAAACCGTATCACGTAAAGCCTTTAGGATTTTCATAGCGACACGCAAGCCAGTGATTCCACGACGTGCGATAACCGCATTGATACCCTCGACGATTGCACGACCCGTAAACGTTGCATCCGAATCGCCAAGATTCTTTAAGTCGTAACCATCATCAACAGCGGTTGCGATAGTTGCTGCACAAGACGTAAGGTTGCCGATGTTGTATGTGTGCAACGCTTGGTCTTTGTCAACGTACATCATCATCAACACGCCATCCTCTGGTGTAAAGTCATCATACAACTTTTCAATACGTGCCAACATTTCGTCGTTGACCTTTTTTCCTTGTTTTGTTCTTTTTGTCATTTTCGTAAACGTTTTAAAGTTATTATTATTAATTAATGATTGAAAATCGGTGCAAAGATAGCACTTTATTTGATATATTCCAAATGTTTCTTTCTATTTTTAAGTTTTATTATGTTATATTTTCTTAAAACGGTGTATCGTCGCTACTTGGTGGTGCAAACGGTAAGTCATCACCGCCATAGTACAAAGTGTTGGGCTTGGTGGGTTCGCTTTGCGGTTGGGGTGCGGTTGGTTGCGGATTCGTGTTAAAGTCCATCGTACCCTGCACTGGTTCGCGTTCCCATCCATATTGTATGTTTTCGTTGATGTCATTCTTGAAACGTCGGCTTTCAAGTTCGTAATGTAAGCCAACCAACACGTCGCAAACGCCATACATACGGTTCTTTGATATTTCTATCACGTTACCGAATCCCGAATAGCGTTGTATTTCGGCTTGACCATAGAACTCAGCACCTGCTTTCAAGAAATCTTGGTTTACACGGTGCGCAATCAAGACGTTATCAACGGCATTCGTCAAGTCTGCCGTACCCGATATATCAGCTTTACGCAAGAAAGCCAAAGATTTTCTTGGGTGCGCCACGATGATAATATGCACGTGGTTTTTCTTTGCAAAGTCCTTTAGTTGTAAGATAAGGCTCTTTTGCTTGTTATTCTTGTCACCCTCCAACAAATCAATATCCAACGCCATCAAGTTATCAAGAATAAACACCTTGACACCTGCTTTCAACAATTCGTTCATATCGTGGAAAACCTCCTCCCACGTATTGCCGTATTCGTTGTTGAACAAGAAGAAGCGACCTTCCATCCAACGGTCAATCCTTTCGCTAACATTGTTTGGAACAAAATACTTTCCGTCACCATATTGCGACATGCGTAGATTGTTCTTACCTGCGGCAACCATTTGAATCCATGCTTTCAAGATGTGTGGCGGCAACTCACCGCTAAACAATGCCGTTGGCGCGTCTTGCTCCAAGAAATTACAAATCAACGTGTTTAGCCACGATGATTTACCACTGGCGTTACCGCCCGACAAAAGCGTTACCTCGCACTCCGCCAATCCCAATATCTTTGCATCAAGTTCACGAATGCCAGTCTTTACACGGGGAATAGCCGACAAGTCCACTTTTTGAATATCGGACATTGAAAGCCACTTTTTACCCAATTCGGGCAACTCTTGCTTGATTTCGTATTTGGGCTTTGGCGCGTATTGCCGTTGTTGGTATTGTGGTTGTGGTTGAAACGCAGGACGGTCATAGGCGTTGGGTTCGTAATGCAATCTTACGTCATGCCACGTCTTACCCTTACAATGGCTATGCGTACAATTGAACGTAATCTTACCGTCGTTATCAACAAACAAAGCACTATCCCATTTTTTGCGGTCACTATGCGTATCAATCCAAGGGCATTCCTCTAATTCATACAACGTAGACGTACCGCTTTTCTTTTCCCTATACTTTATGCCGTGTTCGTTAAGCCATGATATAAGGTCAAAGGGTGCATTATTGTTGTATATTGGTCTTTGACGATTCGGCAACGGCTTTGGTTCTTCCTTTGGCAACAAATCGGCAATCTTTTGAAACAATGCGTCATCATTCGGGGATAAATCCGCTGGCACTTTGACAATAGTAGCCAAACGCCATTTTCTTTCTTGTGTGTCACTACCTTTCTTAGCCCACGTGCCAATCAATTTGTCGATACGTGCTGGATTGAAAACCTTTTCGTCTATCTCAACGCTTTCGTCGCTAAACATCTTTGATAGCGATTGTAAGAAACGCTTGATAATTTCGTTGTGCGTTTCGTCGTTAGGCATATCGCAAGGAACGTACACGTGCCATCCGTTACCCGATTTCGTTATCAACGGTTCTTTAAACCCTTGTGCAATCAAGTAACGGTACACGTCAACGGCTTTCAAGTGCGCCCTTTCAAATTCCTCGTCGCTTGCCGATATTCCTGCAGCACGGCTTGGGTCAAGGTCTATCAATACCATACGTCGCCTAACGATGTCACCGTCGGTTGTCGTTGACTTTGGCTTCTTTACAAATACGTCGTGTTGCTCGCGACTATACAAATCCTCGTTGATTTCGTTCAACGTGAAATATGCTTGCATAGCACCGTAGTATTGCATGTTGTTATGGTCAAGCAAAGGGCGCAAGCCATTGATAAGCGTATCAACATCACGGAAATAACCGCTATATGTTTGCTTACCAAGCAAGCGTATTTCCACCAACTTGCTTTCGGGATTGAACACCGCCCACCATTGCCGTATTTGGCTTTCGTCTATTTCGTACATACCGTTCCGTCCTTTCTTAAATGTATTCCGTAATGTTCCAAGTAGTCATACGGTACTGCCTCGATTACCAATGCCGTTGCATATTGCGGTCTAAACACATACGAACCGCGTATATTCAAAGGAATGTCTTTGAAATCGTCAACGTTAACCACTTGTTGTATCAATGTCATTTGGTCAAGCCTAAGTTTTTGGCAAAGGTCAACACGGTTACAAGTGTTGAACACTATCTCCGCATCATCTGGCATTGCCTTGAATGCTTGACTATCCAATAGTTCTTTCTTAGTCATACCTTATCCCATGTTTTAGTGTTTGCATCCCATGTAATAGTGCCGCGCCCGTTGTTCAAAGTGATAGTAGCACCATTTGGTCGGTTGTTGTCATCGTAACCGTCCGCAATACTACCGTCAAAGTTACCAACGTACATAAAGCACTTGTAGTATTCATTCCAAGAAAGCATACCGTCGCAAATCGGCATATAAACCTCGCT